AGGCAGACCACCTAAAACTCGACAGCAGGCGGCGGCGGATGGGGATACCCGCAAGATTGGCGCGCGCAAGCACGAGGCGATGGTCACCTCCGGTCCTGTAGCTGAGCAAGGGCTCCCGCCATGTCCGGACAGGATGAAAGGCGATGCGCGCGAAGCATATGAGTTCTGGAAAGACCAACTGGAAAAGATGAACCTAGCCGAAATGCCTGACGGGAAGACGCTGGAGCGCGCGGCGGTGCATTACGCACTAGCAAACAAGGCCGATGCGAAGCTCGAAGCCGAAGAAGAGGTCATCGAGGTTCCGATCGTGTCCAAAAAGGGCGAACTGATTGGCCACAAGCCGGTTATCAACCCGTGGGTAAAGATTCGGGAGAAAGCGGACACGATTTTTAGGCAGTTTGCGTCTGAATTTGGGCTTTCGCCGGTGTCCAGGACGCGCTTGGAGGTCGAAAGAAACGACTCGAGCGGCGGGGATTTGGGCAAGGTCCTATCCGGTCCACGCGCGCAGCGCGCACCGGTAACGGTCAACTGATGTGGCTTTCGACCGAAATGCAGCCGACAAAGCGATCAATTTCTTTGAAAAAGTCCTGAAAACGACTCAGGACGAATGGGCAGGACAGCCTTTTTGGCTCGCGCCCTGGCAGGAAGAGGCACTCAGCGAGATTTACGGGCGCGTGGATGATGATGGTAACCGGCTCATCACTCAAGTCTATCTTGAGGTTCCGAAGAAGACCGGCAAGACGGAATTTGCCGCGGGTTTGGTGCTGAACGAACTGATTCTCAACGAAATGTTGGGATGCCAGGTCTGGGGCGCGGCGGCGGCGCTGAAACAGGCGCTCAATGTTTATCGAGCCGCGCACACGATGGTACGGCTAAGCCCGTTACTGCAGAAGTACCTCAGGCCGCTGCCATCCACCAGCCGAATCATAAAGAAATCCGATCCGAACTCGTTCTATGCGGCGATCGCGGCCGACGGGGACTTCTCGGACGGCTTCAATCCGGCGTGTTCGGTGTGTGATGAGGTCCACCGGTGGCGCACACGCAAGCAGTTAGACAATCACGACGTTCTTGCGATGGGCGGATTTACTCGCAAGCACACGCTGAATATCAACATCACGACAGCCGGCGTAATGAATGAATCGCCATTGGCGTGGCGGCTTCATGAGAAAACCCTGCGAATGAAGCAGGGAGTAATCAAAGACCCGAGCTTTTACGGGCGGATTTACGCTGCAGATCCGGAAGACGACCCGAACGATCGCAAGACATGGATCAAGGCTCACCCGTCGCTCAAGGAAAATGGCGGCTTTCTCGACATTGAGAGGCTCGCTCGGCTTCACGCGCAGAAAATATCTGAGCCGGACGGTCAACGCAGCTGGAACCGCTATTTTCTGAACCTGTGGGACCAGAAGCAGGACAGAGCGATCAACATGGCGCAATGGGATGCTTGCCCTGCGCCATTCGTCTCGAAAGGTCTGCTGGAGAAGTCGCCAGAAGACAGAGTAAGGCCTCTTCACCACGAGGTTCTTAGATATTTCATCGGGCGCAAGGCCTGGCCCGGAGTTGACGCCTCGCTGACGACAGATATGTCGTCAGTTTGCTACGTTTTCCCGGCTGAAGACGGCTATTTTGACCTGCTTCCCTTCTTCTGGATGCCGGAAGAAGGCCTAAAAAAGCGCGAAATGCGCGATGGTGTCCCATATCGGCAATGGGCCGAAGAAGGTTTTTTGGAACTTTGCCCGGGCAGTGCGATCGATTTGCGCTTGATAAAGCAGCGATTGATTTGGGGATGCCAGATGTTTGACGTGCCAGTAATCGCATTCGACCGCTACAACACCCGGGAAATCTCCACGCAATTGATTGATGAAGGTTATGAATGCGCCGAAGTCGAGCAGGGTTACAGAGATTTGAACGATCCATCAAAGAAAATCCTAGAACTCGTGGTGACCGGCAAACTGCGGCACGGCAATCATCCGATTTTGAGATTCAACGCGCTTTCACTCTCGACCGTCGAGCGCGACGGCCTGATCAAATTTCTGAAACCTCAACGCATGAAAGATTCGCTGCGAATCGACGGATTGCAGGCGGCCGCAGATGGAATGAAGTTCGCAATGCTCTACAAAGAAAATGCTTCTCCCATGATTGAGGTCTGGGGTTGAACCTCGTACAGAAGGCTGTCCTGTGGATGTTTCAGAAGGCCATAGGATTCCCGGTATGGACGGGTAACACAACCGGAATTCCGCCAGGCGGATGGCGCTCGTTTGACCCTTACGGATATTCAGCAACAGGATTGCTTGACGTGCCAGCGTTTCGCGGCTGCGTTCGCGTTCTGGGGCAGGCTATCGGCTCACTCCCGTTCAACGTTTACGAAGAAGATCCAAATACTGGCGTCCGCACAAAAGCAGTAGAGCATCCGGCTTATCCGATCATTCACGACACGCCGAATTCCTTCATGACTTCGATGGAGTTGCGGCAGGCCATGATGCTCGATTACTGCGCGAGCGGTAACGGCTACGCGGAAATCATACGCAACAAAACTGCAAGCCGTTTGCTCGCGATCAATCCGCTTCCCGCTGCGCGGACTTATCCGAAAGTTGAAAACGGCTCGCTGTACTACTACTACACCGATATGAATGGCGCGAAGCGGCAGATCGCGCCAGAGAGTGTGATTCACGTCAAAAATCCGCTCTCGGATGGCGTCTGCGGAATGCCGCATGTGCCGTCTATGCTTTTGCAGCGCGCACTCGATACGCAACTCTATGGTGCGTCGTTCATGCGCAACCAGGGGCGCCCGAGCGGGGTGCTTTCGAGCGAGCAGACTGCGCCGGCCGATACAAAGGCAAGCGAACGAATGCGCGAGGAATGGGACAAGGTATTCGCTAACCCTTCTAACGCTGGGAAAACCGCAGTTCTATGGCGCGGACTCAAGTATCAGAGCGTTTCTGCAAATCCCGAAGAAGCCCAATACAACGAAACCATTCAGCAATTGAATGCCGAGTTCGCAGGCCTGTTCGGAGTGCCGCTGAATCTGATCGATCAGACCGACAAGACCGCGACGTATGCCAGCGCCGAACAGTTCGACATTCAATTCGTGAAGCACGTCGCGCGGCCTCTTGCCGTGATGTTTGAGCAGGCGTTCAATAAGAAGATTTTTGCCAGAGAGCCAAATACATTCTGCGAACTCGATCTTGACGGGTTGCTGCGCGGCGATTCGCAAGCGACGGCAACAGTCTTCGCAAGTTATTCGCAGAACGGAATCATGAAGCGCGATGAACTGCGCAAGAAATTAAATCTTCCGAGCGCGCCAGGGGGCGACGTTCTGACCGTGCAGAGCAATATGATCCCGCTCGATATGTTGGGCAAAGTGCCAGCCGCGCCCACGAACCAGCCAACCGGAGGCAATCAATGAAATACCGCGACATCAAATTACAGATTAAAAACGTCACTGCGGAGGGCCAATTCGAGGGCTACGCCTCGACATTCGGCAATGAAGACCTCGGCGGCGACATTGTTGCTCCCGGTGCATTCACGAAAACCATCACCGAAAACAAAGCCGTGCCGATTCTCTGGGGCCACAACACGCGCGAAGTTATCGGCGTGAATAAGGAATTTTCCGAAGACTCTAAGGGCCTATTCGTCAAAGGCCAACTCGTTCTCGATGTGCAGCGCGCGCGCGAAGCTCATGCATTGATGAAAGAAGGCGCAGTAAAAGGCCTATCAATCGGTTACGACCCCATCGTCGTGGATTATTCGCGAATGGAGAAAGAAAACATTCGCATTCTGAAAGAAGTCAAGCTCTGGGAATACTCGGTAACGCCTTTCCCGATGAATCCTGAGGCAATGGTGACTGGGGTCAAGAGTATCGAGGAGTTTGAAAACCTTCTCTGCGAACTAATCGCTTACAAAGGCGACGGCAAGCTCTCAGCCGAAAAAAAGATGCTGATCGAGCAGGCCCAAAAACGACTTTCGGCACTTCAGGCCGCGGAAGCACCTGAAGCCGCCAAGCACGACGATATCGCGCCGGAGGTTCTCCACGCGACTTCGGACCGAATCACAAAACTTTTGCGAGGAGAACTCTGATGGAAACGAAGGAATTGGAACAGAAGTTAGGCAACATCGAAACTGAACTGAAAAAGTTCATCGAGAAGCATGCCGAAGAAGTGAAAACCAACGGCGCTGCTTCGACGGAAACCAAAGCGACTCTCGATAAGATCGGCAAGCAGTGGACCGAAGTCAATGCGCGGCTGTTGGAACTCGAGCAGAAATCCGTCGCGACGCCGGGCGGAACGGATGTAAAGACCATCGGCGAGAAGTTCGTCGAGTCCGATGCTTTCAAAGCGCAAGCCAAATCGGGCCGCGTTGAAAAGGTTCAGATTGGCGATGTCAAGACTGCAATCGTGAACGCCACAGGCCAAAATCAGCCGCTTGTTCCCGACATGCGAGTGCCGGGGGTCATTGGGCCTGGGCTGCGACGTTTGACGGTTCGCGATCTGCTTCCCAACCTCAACACTTCGAGCAACCTTGTGCAGTTCGCGCGCGAACTGCTCTACACCAATAATGCAGCGCCAGTAAGCGGCGGATCTCCGAATGCGAATGAAAATGCGACGAAGCCAGAATCGGCATTGACGTTTGAACTCGCCAATGCTCCGGTTCAGACTGTCGCGCACTGGATTCCGGCATCGCGTCAGATCCTTGACGATGCGCCGGCGCTCGCTGGCTATATCAATACCCGCTTGATGTATGGCCTGAAGCTTGCCGAAGAAAGCCAACTGCTCAACGGCAGCGGCAGCGGCACCAACATCAGCGGCCTGATCACCAATTCCACCGCAATGGACACGAGCGTGGTCAATACCTCCACGGATACCTATGTGGATGTGGTTCGCCGCGCTATCACCCAGGTCGAACTCTCATACTTCGAGGCGGACGCGATTATTATGCACCCGCGCGATTGGGAGACGATTGAATTGACCAAGGAAACCGGCACTGGGATTTCTTCGGGCATGTACGTCTTCACCAATCCTCGGAACCGCGCAACACCCACGTTGTGGGGATTGAATGTGGTCCCGACACAGTCCATCGCTCAAGGCCAGTTCCTTGTGGGTGCATTCGGCATGGGCGCCGCCCTGTGGGATCGCCAGGATGCAACGATCGAAGTATCCCGCGAACATGCGAGCTACTTCGTGCAGAACATGGTCGCAATCCTCTGCGAAGAGCGGTTGGCGTTGACTGTGTTCCGTCCGCTGGCTTTCGTTTACGGCGGATTCCCGTTCGGATCGTAGGTTCAACCAATGGGCGGGCGGTTTTAAAAGGGGCTGCCCGCCTTTAACCCATGAAAAGAACTAGTGGCACTCTGGGACTCGCATACACGTATGAATCGTGCGTCGAGATCTCAGGACCAGAAAACGAAAATCGCGAAAAACTCGATACGGCAATAAGCGAACTTCAAGCGCAGTTGTCCGGCGCATCGGGAAGCGGAATCATCGGGCCGCAAGGACCGGAAGGTCCGCAAGGGCCAGCCGGGCCCAAAGGTGATCAAGGCGATCCCGGGCCGCAGGGTTTACCAGGTCCAGCGGGAGCAGACGGGGCGCAAGGAATTCAAGGCCTTCCGGGACCAACTGGTGACACGGGTGAGCAAGGACCGGAAGGTGCGACCGGAGCACAAGGGCCGAAAGGCGACACGGGAGATATGGGCCCGCAGGGCGCAACCGGGCCTCAGGGTCCGAAGGGAGATACAGGTGACACAGGGCCAACTGGCGCGACGGGGCCACAGGGACCACAAGGCATTCAAGGACCAGCCGGAAGTGACGCGAGCATTCCTTCTGGCCTTATCGCTATGTGGGCGGGACTGCTCGCAAATATCCCGAGCGGTTGGGCACTGTGCGACGGCCTAAACGGAACTCCAGACCTGCGTTCGAAGTTCATCAAGGGATCGGCGGCGGCGGCTAACCCTGGGGCAACTGGCGGTGCGGCGAGTCAGACTTATACGCCGCAAGGTTCTATTTCTGGAATTGCGGTTGCAGATCATGCTTCGCATACGCATTCAGTAACGTCGAATGTGGCCGTAGCCGATCACGCGGCACACACGCATACGTTCACGGCGTCGAGCAATGCGGCCAGTCCGAAGTTGATGACCGCGAACACTTCATCAGGCGTAGCGGCATCAGGAGCCACAGGGAATCCAAGCGCAACGCTGACACATACGGTTACGAATAACGCGGTCACATCAGGCGCGCCGAGTGCGACCTTGACTCACACGGTTTCAAGCCAAGGAACATTTGCCGGAACGCAAGCGACGATTGCAACCGAGCCGGCGTATTACTCACTGGCATTCATCATGAAGCTATGAACAAGATTCAAGTAAGGATGCTCACTAGCATCGATCAGCTTCAAGCTGGGCAAGAATACTTTTTGCCTACCACAGTGGCTCTGCAAATGATCGAACGCGGTCAGGCCGTAAGGTGCGAGCCAAAATTCGAGGCTCCGCAAGCTGGACCATCGGAACTCAAACCCGTGCAGCCATCATCCCAGCAAGTAATTAAGTCATCTCCCAAAGGTCGAAAACGTGCCTGATCTTTGCACATTGTCGGACGTGAAAGCATGGCTGGGAATCACCGACAGTGCGTCGGATTCGCTATTGTCGCGGCTGATTTCTTCCGTCTCAGAAGAATTTCTAAATGAGACGCGGAGACAACTTGATTTTGCGGCAGACGATTACACCGAAAACATTCTCGCGGACTCATGGAAGCCCGTAACGATCTATTCGCGGCCTGCAACCGTTGTCTTCCCTCGGCATTACCCGATCAATTCCATTGCATCCGTTTCTCTGAATGGAACAGCGGTAACCGAAATCACAGATCCTAGCGATCTCAGCCAAACCGGATTCTGGTTCGATGACACTCTAGAACCCGAAAGCCTCAACAGCTTTTACATGATCGGCTATCAGTGGCCTGCGCCGGATATATATTCGCCATCGCTTGTCGTTCTCACCGTCGATTATAACGCCGGATATAGCAGCATCCCGGCATCGGTTGCACAAGCGGTCATCGAGTGGGTTGCGTTCCAGCGCGGAAAGTCGCAAATCCAGAGCCTTGATCAATCATCTGGATCATTCACAATTGGAGACTATTCAGAAAGTCAGTCTGCCAACAGCCTTGCACTTGCGGCGCTAGCCGTAGGCGTTCCTGCGAGTGTGCAAGCTATCATCGATAAATATCAGCGGCCAGCGAGTTTCTGATGCAGGCACAAATTCCTCTGAGCCGATTGAACAAGACGTGCTCAATCCTGGCGCAATCAGGAATCAAAGACGCCTATGGAATCGAGTCGTTCACTCTCGTAACGCTCGTAAGCAATTGGCCTTGTGCGGTCGCAGCCGATGTAACCACTTATGGAAGAGAAGCGCAGGGCGAAGTGCAATATGCCAAGGATTTTCGGCGCGTCTTCATGCGAGTTCCTTCTGTGCCGATAGACCAGCGCAATTGGCTCTCGATTGATGGAACTGTCTGCAACGTGATCGATGTCATCAACCCGGGCGGGCGCGACCATCATTTGGAAGTCATTATTGAGAATGTCACAGGCTCGTAATGCCGTTCAACGTGCGCGTAGTCCCCAATCCCGAAGGCATCAAGAAAATCAAAGACGCGGTTTATTACGCGACGGATGATTTCATGTCAGAGGCCACGGATCACGCGAAAGACCTGGCGTTCTTCGGCAAATACTCAACCGGCGAAACACGGCAAGGCTTGACCTATGACATCGATGAGAAAGAAAACGGCGTCAAGGCAAAGATGTACACGCAATCAGGTCACGGCGGATACGTCGAAGCTGGAACGAAAAAGATGAAAGCTGAGCCTTTTATGTGGCCTGCTTTCTCCCGGACAATTAACACCATTTTCGACAAGCTGAAAGCGCGGCTGGGCTGACGTGGTTGACCACAAAAAGTTAGTCAAGCAATTTCTGGATGCGCAGACCTCGGTAACATCGCTTCTGGGAAACATTGGAGTTCACGCCGGGGATCTTCCGCAGAAATTCGACCCTCTGAATTCTCCTGAAACGTCGCCATGTGTAACGATCGCGCGCGATGGCGGAACGTCTTTCGAGAACGCGCCAATCAAAACGGCTCGCATGCGCGTGAAGGTGTGGGCCGGGAGAGATGAGCAGCTAAAGGCGTCCAATGTGTACGCCGCTATTTTCGATGCTCTCGACGGCCAAACCTCCGTCCAATTGGCCGATGGATTCATTATCACAGCTTACGAAGATGTTGCAGGGCAGGACTTAACCGATCCCGAAGAAGGATGGGCGACGGTTCTGTCGTATTGGTCTGTAATGGCTCGCGAATAAATCCTTTAGGAGAAAACTGAAATGGCAGAACCGAATGCAGCTAACGTATTTGCCGGTGCTGCAGCGCTCTACGTTGCTGCAGTCGGCACCGCACCTCCATCCCTTTCCACCAAACCAGCGCAGTCTGACTGGCTCACCGCTGGCTGGACCGCCATCGGCTACACCGAGAGCGGCGTCGAATTGATTACGACTCCGAGCGTGAAAGATGTGATTCCTGATGAGGAAATCACCCCCGTGCTTCAGATCGTGACCGGGATCAAGGTGGAAGTGAAGGCGACCCTGCTCGAAGCGACGATTGAGAACCTGAACCGTGCAACCGCTCTGGCTACGTTGGCCAATCCCGGAACTGGGATCAAAACATTGAGCCTCGGAAGCGGAAATTCTCTGGCATCGTTCGCAGTCGGCATACAGGGGCCGGCGCCGGGCGGAGTAGATGATCGCGTAATGACGATCTGGAAAGCGAACGTCGTCAGCGCAGTCACTGTGGCCGCCTCGAAGAAAAACGAATCAAAGCTGGCTGTGACGTTCACCGCCCTTGCGGATTCAACAAAGGCGACGGGCTCGAATATTTATCAGGTGGTTGACTTCAACGCTGGCAGCTAGGACGGTTGCCGATAACTTGCCCGAGCTTCTCTGCATGAATGTGCGAGGGGCTCGGGTTTTTTCAGCGAGGAATGATGGAAAAAAGAGATTTTCAAGATGCGGTTTCGCATAAGGCGCTCAAGCTGAAATTCGGCGATGCGATCGTTGAAGTCGAGCCGCTGCGCAGAAAACAATCGCGCGAGTGGAAAAGAGTTGTCTCTGGGATTACGGCGAAGATTGTCGGAAGGATGACGCCTGAACCTCCGGCAAACGCGAGCGGCGAAGAATTGAGCGAATGGGTTAAGAGCTCATTTAGCGGCGAAGTCGTATTTGCTCTCGCCTCTCATCCAGACGCAATCGCCGAACTTCTGAAAGCCTACGCTCCCGCCAAAATCACAGAAGAAGTCTTGGACGAAGCGACACAAGAGCAAATCCATGTCGCCTACGGTCAGATCATGGCGG